AATTTATCAGTAGAACATGTGATTTCAAATTTTAGGATGTGATCCTGGTTTCTAAAATCATATGGAATGAGGCGTCCATGACTCATATAAAAGAATTCAATTTTCAAATCCTTTATGATTTTTTGAGGTCCAGAATGAAAATGATGTATAAGTGGATCATCACAACCATGTATATTGATAAAGTCGGAACCATTTAGGAGAATATGCCCTGTATAGAAGGGTGTTGAGCCATACACAGATTGTGTAAATTCGTCAGACCCTGTTGTGAGTTTGAGTACGAGAGAATTGGGTCCGTTAAGATTGATAGCACCTGACCTGAGTACCCCATCAGTCGATGTTTGATTATTAGAACTAAACCCGATGAGTTGATGTGGTGTAGTTAAGAAAGATGATGTTTGTAAGAAACCATTTGTTCCATCAAAAAATTCGAATGTGAATGCATTAGATGTACCCACATTGGAAAAGCTAATCGAATTTGTATCATCATCAAACACGACGAGACTCACGTTTGAAGACGGAGGCGCCAAAATAGTTTCAAGATCTTGAGCCAAAACGTGTCCATTAGAGTAGTTTGATTCATCTAACGTAATACTTGTACCATTCACACTGAACGTGTTATTCGTGGGACATATCATGAGTTGTGGTGTTGGAATCCGTGCAGAAACGAGTTTAATTTCGGAGACATCATAGATTGGATTTTTCAGGTGAACAGTGTAATTATTTGGATTCGAGAACGTGTTAGAATACTCATCTACGACGACGGTGTGCTGACTACTATCTATGCTGAGGTTATGAACCTTCATTAAAATAGATGTATACTATTTTAATGATTGTTTTTCATCAATCGATCAACTTTTCAGTTAAGCGTAAAGCGAGTGGGAGAGAGGATTGTTCTTCAACTGCCTCGCCGCGACATCAAGTGTTCTCGAGTTGGGGTTTTCATTACCCTTGTAAGGATTAAGTTGATGGAACGTTTTGTTCTGGTACTGTTGGGTCCAACCACCGTTCGCAGCGTTCATGCGACCATCAATCCTGGAGGTATCACTTCTAACCGCTGTAATCTGTCCACCTTGCTTAAGGGCACTCTCACGAACATTCATACGACCAGCGTTACCCATGCGGTTAGCCTTACCACGACGATCCTCTGGGCGGAAACCATACTTCATGAGCTCCTCATTCGTCTTCGCAGTCACTTGGGCAGCAGCACTGTTCGTGTACGCACCATGGAAACTGTGAATACCTGGAGCTGGTCGGTTCATGTATGCGTATTGTTCATCATTGCGATCAGCCTTGAAACGGGTGGGGTCTTGGGCGAGCGTCTGTGCGGAGACTAAACGCTTAGCGCCATTGAAACCCAAACCATCAGCGCGTAGACCAGTTTCGGACCGGTTGGTAGTACGCTTGGTCATCTCATGTTCACTACGGGGCACGACACCAGTCATTCCCTGGGCACGACCAGCCATAACAGGTAATCGAGAGGGAAGATAGGCTGTCGTTTCAGGTTTGTTGTGGGTGAGTTCTCCAACCTTCGCAGATCGCCCACCTGTGACGTCCACCGCAGGACCAGATCGCCCTGGGAGAGTCGTGAGCCTGTATTCACCAACATTCACAGGATTCACACGGAACATCTGCTGGAAACCACCAACGGCTGGGGTATCGGCTCCGACACCGAGACCGGGACCCACCAATTGTTTCTCGATAGGAGACAGGTTGTTCATGCGCCCTTGGTCATACATACGGTTACGCATGTTGAGGACTTCCTGACCACCACTTCTCTGCTGACGACTAATATCCGCGAAGCTCTCCATCTCCCTTTTCGCGGGGGCGGCTACCCTGGAAACGAAATCATTCTCTTTGAATTCCGGTTGGGGAGGAGAAGGACCGGGACCGGGTGCGATTACCTGTACCCCAGGACTATACAACTCAGTTTTAGACTTTGTGCTCAGTGACCGCCCGGCATAAATCAGACCAGCTATAGCTAATACGGAAATAGGATCAGCCATTCTTACTTCTTAACGATATTTTTATTGACGTATCTTTTCTGGAAAAGTCCGTTTTGGAGTTCAGCACGGGTACTCGATGGCTCATATCGCATAGTGCGAAGAGGGGTCTTGCACTCCATGTTAGAGAGAGGGAACAGATTACGTTCATAGGTCTGAACGATAGTCTTATTGAACCGAGACGTAGACTGAGGTCTAAGTTGATCGCTCGTTTCAATGAACCTCGCTGGGGCACCTTTACCCGCCATATAAGGGGCGGTGCCGTACAACATCGTGTTAGGACGAGAACCGTAGTTCAAGTGACTGGGCTGAGGGTAAACAAACACTTCATCGGTCGCCCTCACTGGTGGGAGAGCACCTTTATTTTCGACAATAGAAAGACCAGGTTGAAGCTGATACGCCATTTATTATTACATGAGAATATTAATCCACATTAACGTCTATCCCCGCTTCTGTGAAGACCACCGAACGCTTCCAACTGGGTGCCACGCATATCGGGGCTGCATGTTCTCGGATCACTCTTACACATGGGTTTATTCTTGGGTCCGTACAACCACTCCGCGAACGCCGTCTGATCCCCTGGAATCTTCGACACAGCAGTCGTCACGAATTGTCGTTCGTAGGCATTACGTTGGTGCTTGGGGAGTGTAGTACGGGAACGCCCCGAATCGTACGAAACCTGATCACCACTGAATTTATCCATGAGTGTCTTCTCAGATGCATAATAACAGGCTTCCAACCTGTTTGGGGCATCTGTGTAATCTGTTATCAAGACATTTCCGAGGGGGTTCTCCATCGTCGGCTTCTGGCATGTGGGTGCACTCTGTACATCCCCACCATATGGTTCCTTGATGACGTTCATCTTATACATCACGTAAATGATCGATAAGACAGTCATGCCCAAGATAAACATACGGAGATCACGACGAATGAGGAACAATATACACGAAGCGTAAATAACAAACCGAGATGCGGCGTTAATTCTATCCTCTGGTGTTTGTTTACTATTAGGCCAGAAATCTAATATTTTTTTAGTATTGACAAGTTGTGTAGGATCCTCGAACCAAACTTTCATTTAATATAGTCGAGGTTTATTTTTTTGGTAGACCGCCCATCAAACCGCCCATCATCTTCATGAGGGCATCCTGATTAATTTCACCATCACCGTTCTGCATCTTATCGGCACACTCCTTCGCGAGTGTCTCAATCATACTGAGTGTTTCCTCGGGAACGGACTGGATAGTCGTACCAAGGATATACAGGGTCTGGAGATACTGCCATACAGCAGCCTTAGTGCCTTCGTTCATGCGACTCCACAAACCAATGAGATCAATCTCCTTGAGAAATTCAATCTCTGGGGAGTGAACGAGAATGAAGTCTTCATCCTTCGCAGAAATCCGGTCGGCGTGGGGAGTAACACTGCTCATGAAACCATCGACGATGAGCTTGGGGGAAGTCGTTCTAATAAGATCAAACGACGTCAGCATTTTCTTAACACTCTTTTCATCTGGAAAGGACTTGTGCAATTCCACAAGAAATTGTCCCATCATGTCATTAAACGCAGATACGGACGCCATTTTCTTAATAAATACCTGTAATCTTTAAGTTTAGAAAGGTTCATTGGAAATAGTCTCTTTTTTACCGAGACCATTGAGTACGATCATATAAACGAGAATGGCGACAAGAACCGCTGGCTTCACGTACTGGTTTAATTCCAATTTTCCTTCATTATTTAAATACGCCTTGAGATGGATGTACCCGGCTGTTGTGGCACCCGCTATAAGAGCGGCATATACTGGGTCACGTAAATAATCGGAGAGTTCCATTTAATAATAGCCAACTTTTTTTGTACGGGTCTCTGGTGCGTCACCGAAGAGTACATCATCATCTCCTGGCTGCTCCGGCTGCTCTGGCTGCTCCGGCTGCTCCGGCTGCTCCTGTTCTGGTTCGTCGTACTGAACAGATGGAATCGTTTTGAACTCTTGAGACTCTGGTTCCATCACAGGAGCTGGCTCGGGTTCGGGTTCCATCGTCGGCTCGGGTTCCATCACCGGCTCGGGTTCCATCATCGGCTCGGGTTCGGGTTCATCAAAGATGTCGGGGTCCTCACTATCCTGAATTTCACCGTCAAGATCGATGTCCCTGGATTCCTGGGACATATATGTCTGCAGAATCTGCTGAACGGGGATGAGTTCCTTCACAGAAGTCTCGATGCATAAACAGAAACGAGCGCTCAGTTTCTCATCCCTGTTGTAAACACTCTGTTCCTCATGAAAAATGTAGGGGTCGCGGTAGAGATCCTTCGCGATGTTGTTGTAACACGTTTGAATGAAAACCTCATTCGTGGGGAGTTTAAGAGAAATTTTCTTATTATCCGCCTTGAGTCGAACCGCGGAAAGAATTTTCGTACATGCGACGAAAACGGCAGCCAACAGATCGTTGAACCACGCACACCGATTCGCGATATTATCCGTGTGCTGTTTAGACATGGCGTTCGACCAGTTTGGGACTTCCTTTAGTAACTTCTGAAACATGATCAAAACCTTCCTCCCCTTGGAAAGTTTGGTCGCTTCATCGTACATATCACTAAAAACATCAATCATAGGTGGACACATAATCGTACACATCTGTCCGAGGTACTCCTTCTTCGCCTCGACTAATATATTCAGATTATCCATTTATGATTAATTGGGTTTTAAATTCAAAATTTACTACGCACCATTTCTCCTGTACTGGTTGGCTATCTTCTTTAGATTCATGAGATTTGGAAAATCACTATCATCTTCAACTTCACTGTGTGTTTCTCTCTTCTTTTTTGAAGTGTTCCAAGATACATATATGTCGAAATCACTCAATAACTGAACTTCGAACCCACCGTGCTGAAATTGTCTCATTACGTACCTAGCTGCAGCCCCCCTGTCGTACACTGGGTAGCCTACAAGAAATATAGGCACTGTGAGGAACACCTGTTTATGACCAAGTTCTACAGATTTTCTAATCTTTGATGAAAACTGTTCGTAAATTCTCGTGTATATTTCCTTTTTGATCTTTTTCTTCTTATCATCAATTCGTATGATATCATTGATGCTGATCATTACAATTAGCTTAATTTATTTTTTGCGGATTCTAACCCATCTAGATTCGGCATAGCACTCTCCTTGATGAGCTTGTACTTTACAAATTCCTTACCGACAGAGTCTTTTGTGTAGATGCTAATATCATCTGGCGCCTGGTCGCGGAGGGGTTGGGAACGGAGAGATTGAATACGAATCTTCCCATCCTTTTCAGCGAACGAAGCGATCACGGCGAAACCGAACGAGAAACCATCATTCTTCACGACCATGAACACACATTCATACATCCTGCCTGCAATGCCCTCATACGTCTTGACCGACTGCGTCTCTATTATGTAGACAGAAAACCCAAGGCGTTTGAGCAACTCCTTGTTCGTTTCCATCACGAACTTCTCCATCATGTCATGATCAACATTACTCTCCACCAGCGAATACCCAGAATAGTCTGGTCTGGGGTCGTTGAGTTTTACGTAGTTGATCGGTTTCTTGTAGCCTGAAAATCCAAACGATTCGGAATATGTCTCACGCCTGAACATCGCCAGGACAGCCACGACGAGTATAACCCCGATTACAATCTTGAGTGTATCCATCTTTTACTATAATGCGTTAATTTTTTTTTACAAAATACCCTATACATATTAGATGTCGTTGTTGATTTACAGTCCTAGATGCAAACACTCCATGAGTTTAGTTGAATACATCAATGATAACAAACAATTGAAGCAGCTGATACATTATCACAATGTCAATACACAGGGTATACCTAGGGAGTACACCAACAAGATCGATCGTGTACCGACCATGCTGACCAAGAATGGGAAGATTCTCGTGGGTAACGAAATAAAAAACTGGCTGGAGTCACTCTTACCCAAAAAAGATATCGAACACGGGGGGTTTGGGAGCACAATCTCTTCCATGACCGCGATCGATGGAAGTGATAAAGATTCAAGTCTCTTTTTCCTCGACAACTACGGTCAATCCCTCCAACCCGCGATGACTAAGGAGCTTGAGGAGAAGATTAACAGAGATGTGAGTAAGGGTGAGGTGTATAAGGATTTAAAGATGTAAGTCGATTCTCTCAATAGATATGAAATTAGTTTCGATACAAGCTACTGCATTTAAATCGATATTTGAAGTTCTAAAGGATATCTTAAACGATGTAAATATATATTTCAGACCCCAAGGAATGTACGTAGTCACATTGGACACGGCGAGAACTTCTCTCATCGACCTTTTTTTGGCGGCTGATAATTTTGAAGAATATGAATGTGACCAGGAAGAGATCATTGCGGGTATAAACATATCGAATACCTTCAAAATCATGAAAACAATCACAAATAACGATGTGATTAGGATTGAAATCAATTCCAAGGAGTTCATGAACATCGAAATCACAAGTGAGACTAAGAAGACAAGCACCAAGTTCCAACTCAAACTCCTCGATATCAATGAAAATCATATCGAAGTACCAGATGTTGAGATGTCCACTATTACAACTTTACCATCCGCAGATTTTCAGAGACTCTGTCGCGACATGTCCAATTTGGGGTCGGAGATTGAAATTAGACGTGAAGGGAACATGATTCACCTGAAGTGTGAAGGTGATTTCGCGAACCAGGAAACGTCCATAGAGTGCCCGGAACACAGCCCCAATATAGTGGGATTGTACAGTTTGAAGTACCTAAATATCTTTACAAAGGCGACGAGTATGTGTGCGTCTGTGCAAATTATACAGGAAACTGGGAACAGATTTTTGATTTTAAAGTACAATGTCGCTAACCTGGGTGAGCTTAAGTTTTATCTGGCTACTAAGGTATCCGAAGATCTGTAGTGTATCCTTCCAAAGTCGACACTGTCTTTTTCATACCCATCGAATTCTTCAACATAATCTTTGGGAATCTCGTTTCAAGATAATGGGGCTCGTAGTATAGAAAATCCCGAAGTGAAACCTTCTGTCCATGAAAGTCATGTCTTGGACCCGAATACCTTTTCACCTTTTCAGTAATGTTCTTAATCGGTTTATCATCATGATCGACTATCCAAGCAGTACTCAAAGGGATCACAAAATTCATAGATGGTTTTTCATCTTTGTTTTCTACCATGAAAGTAAGATCATTTGAGATTGCAGTGTATACATTACCATTGAAGTAATACTTGATTCGTAAGATGATGTTTTCGACATTTTCTGGTATGAACGTGGTTCTAAAATCACAACCAGTTGCGTCGGCGTAAAATTCTTCGAGTATGCCATCCCAATCCTTACTCTCATTTTTCCAAAATTCATCTTCGATGTGATATTTTAGATCGTAATTTATTTTGTACTCGATTTCTTCGGAAATGACATGATAGTCTCTGGGTGTGGTAAGTTTTTTGTATAAAAGATAAACATTACTTAAAAGTTTAAAGAACATTATATAAAGAATGGAAGGTAACTTTTTAAGTAGATATAATAATAAGATAGAAGAGTGGTCAGACCTTATTAGTCGGGAGCCCCATAACAAATCCAAATATGAGTCTGAGATGTCTCAATATATTATTAAGTGTATGCCTTTCATAGAACGTCATCTGAGTCAAGCAGACGACAAAATACATACTGATAATGTCTTCAATGTGAAGGAGACTGTTGGACTGGCGCGAAAGGATATATTTACGGATTATCTCATAGACGTAGAAAAACAGAATATATATAGACAACCCGAGAGAACGCTGGATATATGTGAGACCTGTGTAGATAGTAATATTGTTCATGTCCAAGATACGAGCGATTTGATATGCGACGGGTGTGGTATGGTTGTCGCTGCACATATAAACCAAGAACTCACCTACCGTGAAGAACAAGAAACATCCGAAAAGGTTATAAACTATTCATATAAACGAGAAAATCATTTCAATGAATGGCTTTCTCAGTTTCAAGCACAAGAGACCACTACAATACCAAATGAAGTCATGGATCAATTGAGAGCGGAACTACGGAAGATGAAAATCAAAAATCTGGAAGACATTACACATGCAAAGATTAGAGGTCTCCTAAAAAAATTGAGACTAAATAAATACTATGAACATGTACCCTACATAACTAACATTCTAAATGGGATCAAACCACCAAACATGCCTCAAGAACTTGAAGAGTGTCTTCGCATAATGTTCAAAGATATTCAAAAACCATTTGACGACAACTGTCCGTCGGAGAGAAAGAACTTTCTTTCATATTCATATGTACTCTACAAATTTTGTGAACTCTTGAGTGAAGATCAATATCTCCAATACTTTCCACTTTTGAAATCCAAAGAGAAGTTATATCAACAAGATATGATATGGAAAAAGATTTGTGAAGAACTTAAATGGGAATTTATTCCGACAGTATAATTAAATGACGATTGAAGAATGTCCCAATTTTTCAGTGTGTCATAAGATGATGCGAGAAGGATTGAAAGTATGTAGTAAATGCTTTTGGAGATTTAAGAACACACCATTGGAATTCAAACGTGATAAATGTCAAATATGTATCCAAGAGACAGATTGTGTGAAAATGCGTAAATGCTCACACTTCGCGTGTCTGAAATGTTTCAACAACTTTGATACATGCCCAATTTGTAGGGACTAAAAAATAATATAGAGGTATAGCAAATGGCGATTGTCTATATGATTAAAATCCCAATCAGTAATTCCAAGTATCTCAGTGAACATGGATACGAAGATGTAAAGGATAAGAGTGTATTGGCGCGTCACCGTGCGTTGATGCGTGTTATTCGCTCAGGTGAACCACCCCTCGGTCTGTTTCGTCGCCTCAACGCACTCATGGTACTTTTTAAGAACAAAGATCGCAAACTCTCTAAAATTTTTAAACAGGATAGAGATTGGGTGAAAGAAAAACTATTATAAGATGATTTTGATTGACCGAATTATTAGGATACTCAAAAAAGACATATACCTACCTTACAAATGCTATGCGAATAAGAGACAACTCATGAACCCACGAGATTGTTGTGCGTGTAAGAATTTTTGTAGAAAACCACCGAGTGGTGGAACACCCGTGTACATTAAAATATTAAGTATTAATAATGTGGATCCTTCTCGCAATCGCACTTTTATTGAATACACTCGTGGGAAGATTAATATCAAAACCACGAGGTGAAGGGTTCGGTGGTAATATACGGGATGTTGGCTTTGATATTTTACCAGATTTGAGTCATTACGAGATTTTACACGACATTACATTGATTGTACCTTTCGTTTTATTGGTACTTAACTGGAAAAGTATAGACAGTAATAAGTACATATCGTTCTTGACCATCATGTATTTCATGAGAGCACTGTCGAATATAGTGACTCAATTTCCAAGGGCAAAAAGTAAACCATGTAACCAGAATAACCCACTTTCAAACTGCAACGACTACATGTTCTCGGGGCACACGACGTTCAACATCGTGACATCTTACTTTTTAAACAAGGGACTATTCCCTGTGTATCCAATAATTTCATCTCTCGTGACCATTTCCACGAGAGCGCATTATAGCATTGACGTTCTCATGGCTTGGATTATATTTTATGCACTTAAGTGTACGGTTCAATGATAGTATATAATGGATGAACCAGCTCTTCTCGCCCTATATGAGCTGGAAACCAAAGTTCTCCCTCACTTGGAGACAATTAGTCAAGCCGACCCAGCGGTACACCACTGTCTAGAAGAAGCTCGGACTCTGCTCCAAAGGGCTCAAGAAATTCTTCAATTGGCTGTAATAGATCCGCAGACACATTATACGGAATCCCAGAGGTTCT